ATAATATATTTATGAACCGTTCTTTCGTTTATTATTTTATACATATAATCATATATTCTATTTATTAATTCCGGTATTTCATTTTTTTTAACTATAGTCCACGCTTTATTTATATTATGCGTAGATTTCTTCCATTTTATATAATTACAATACAGTTCATATTCATCGTTTAATAATAGTAAATTATTATCATATATATACTTCGGTGGTTTCCAATGTTCATTATCATTATAATCTTTCCATAATTTTTCTATCATTTCGTCATAAAAGTCTTTTTCGAAAAAAGATAATATATCTATATATATATCGCCATCGTTTATCTTAATATATCCCCATATTAATGTAAAAAACTCTTCGTTATTATTTTCAATAACTATATTTTTTATTTTTTCATAAATAATATCTTTATTCTTTAACGTTAATTTATTAAGATGTCCGATTAGATTTCTTTTTACGATAGAATTATTTGTAAAGTTAGGTATAATTATATGAAATCTTTTTTTATTATTATTATCTCCGTCTTTTTCTTTTTTTGTATATACTTTTTTTGCCAATATCATTTTTGGATCATAAAAAGAACTAAAGCAAGTATATTTTTCTTTTAACTGCGATACTTTTAAAAGAATGTCCTGTGGGATACAAGATATTTTATTATATTTATCTTGAAAATCTAAAAAATTAATTTTAACAATTTGTTCCGTCATTTATATTATACTTTATATGAATAATCTTATATAAATAATATTATAGATATATACATAAAGCAGAAAAAATATATATATAATATATCGATGAATATTACAAGCGATATATCAAGGTGTCAAGACTTTCTACATAGTATTGAAACTATTTATAGCACGCATTCTATTTATAGAACAATAATAATTTGCAATGAAAATATTGATTTATATGTTGATTTTTTTAAAAAAAAAGACTACGATGTTCTTATAATAGATAAGTATGAATATATTAATTACGATTTAATTGACAAACGTATTTTCATTATAAAAGAAAATATGTTTATTAGTTTTATAAAAGATGTAAATAATAATGATATATATAAAGATATTATATTTTATAATTTACTTGCATTTACTAAAAATAGCAATAAAGAAGGTTTATTATTAGAATATAGGAAAATTGTTAAACACAATTGTGATTTTATTATCTGATAATATTTTAGAGTATATAATGAAAAAAAACGAGTATATGAGTGAGATATTAGCGATAATGACTATATTTATCATTATAGCAATTATTGCGTTAGGGGGATTTAATTATAAAAAAATAGCAGAAAAATTCAATAGTGATAAAAAATATACTTTAGAATATTATTACATGGATGGATGCGGACATTGTATTGATTTTAATAAATCAAAAATATGGGAAAAATTAGAAGCAGAAAACTGGGAAAATGTAACATTAAAAAAATATAATCGTCTTGAAAAAATGGATAGAATAGAAAGGTTTAATATAACCGGATTTCCATCTATAATACTTGTAAAAAATGAAGAACTTGTAGAACATTATAATGGTCATAGAACATTTAATGCTATATCAGCATTCATTAAAAGTAAAGATATATAAGATGATAATAAAATATTATTATAGTATTACTATAATAAAATGGGCGGTGGATTAATGCAATTGGTTATAACAGGTCATGCGATGGAACAATTTATATTAACAAACGCAAGTATTAATTACTATAAATATGTTTATAAAAAACACACAAACTTTTCTATGGAAAATCACGAAATAACTCCTATAAATAATGGTAATAATGGATTATTTAGAAGTGCAACAATGACATATGAAATAAAAAGACACGGTGATTTATTAAGTAATATTTTTTTAAGTTTTAAAGTCCCAGCCATATATTCTTCCAATGACTTTAAGTTTAGATGGGTTAATAATTTAGGATTTAATTATATACATAAGACATTTTTCGTAATAGCGGGTCAAACGATAGAAACGATATATGGCGAATGGATGAATATATGGAATGAATTGACAAATAAGGACGGAACGAATTATAATAAATTAATTGGAAATATTCCCGAATATACAGATCCTGTTACTACAAATCCAAAAGTAACAATTATTAATAATAAAATTATTACTGTTAATTATCCCGCGACTTCAATTTTAACGGATACTATACCAAGTATAAAAGAAAGAGAAATTCAGGTTCCATTACATTTTTGGTTTACAAGAAATCCATCGCTTGCGTTACCATTGTTAAAACTAGCAAATAATGAAATAATACTCGTTGTTGAAACGAATTTAAATGCTATTGAAGGTTTATACACTGTATGGTCAGAAAAATTAAATACACACGTTAGCAGTTATTTATATAATAATATAAATCCTAATAATAAAATAAATATATATAAGTTTATAAAATATGATGGAGTATTGACCACATTTGACGTAAATAATAAATTACATTTAACATATGTTTTTTTGGATAGTATAGAAAGAAGTAGAATGTTGTTGGATACAAATACTATAAATTATGTTATAGATACAGTTAAAAAGGCAATTGGTGATGGTAGCGATGGTAAATATAACATAACAAACGCAAACAATCATATTAAGGAATATATATGGACTATAAGACGTAGTGATATTATTAATAATTTTAATAATTATATTAACTATACCGCACAACATACATACAATGAAAGTATGGGTATTCTCAAAAAAGCAAAAATAACATGGATTAATCAAACAGAAAGAGTAGAATATGATGCTAATTTTTATAATCAAATACAGCCATATTATAATCATACTAATATTCCACGAACAGGTATTTATTGTTATTCATTTGCTTTATTTCCAGAAAAAATTAATACTTCCGGATCTTATAATAATTCAAAAATAACAACATCGCTTCAATTCGAATTAAATGATTATTCAAATGAACAATCATATACAGATATGATTAATAGTATAAATAGTTTAACAAACTCTGAAGAAAAAATAACATACGATGTAAGCATATTTATAAAAGAAATTAATATATTAAGTGTTATTAATGGGCAGGCGCGTTTAAAATATGTGTAATTTTATAATCTTCTTTTTCTAATAAGTATAATGGATTTATTTACGTTAATTATAATTTTATTAGCGGGATATATTATAAAATATTTAATTGATACAATTAATTCATTAAATCGCGAGATAAAAGAAATAAAAGAAAAATGTATAAAGTCAAGTGATAATGTAAAATTCAAAACTAAAACAGAAGAACCTAATATAAAAATTAATAGAGATTTAATAAATAGTATTAGTTATTTCAAAGACTTTTTTGATAATAAAGATATATAAATGATAAAGCCGTTACTATATTTAAAAGTTAAAATATAATATGCCAAGAAAAGCAAAAGTTATTGATGATAAAACATTAAATGTAAAGAAAAAGAACTTATTAAATACTATGGTAAAAGATATATCGATTGTTGATAATGAAGATATTATATTGCAATTGCAAATATCGGAATGTCAAATATCTAAAATGAATGAAAGCGTTGATACAGAAATATTAGAAAATCCAGAACCATATGAACCTAATTGTTTTTATTTAAATGAATCAAATATTTACAATAACATTCAAGATAATATTATAAATGACGCGAGCATATCTTCGAATAATGAAACTTCTTTATCTAATAAAGAATATAATGAAAATATTATAAATACTCATAATAATTGCTATTGGTGTTGTCATCCAATAAATAATAGAACATTTGGAATGCCATATAAATATAATGTTAAAACAGATACATATATATTATTTGGGAACTTTTGCTCATTAGAATGTGCTAATGCCTATAATTTTGCATCTCATTGCGGTAGTTATAAGGTTTGGGAAATTAATAGTTTAATACAAATGCTAAGTAAGCATTTTGGAGTTTCTCATCCTGTTCGCCCAGCTCCTTCAAGATTTTTATTAAAAATATTTAATGGACCTATGACAATAGAAGAGTTTAGAAGCGGTCATTTAACAAATGATAAAACGCATTTATTAAACTTACCACCGATGATATTAACAAATTATAATTATGAAATTGTAAATACATCGTATTTAAAAAATATAACAGATAATATGCATATTAAAAATGATATTTATAAGGAAAAAACACAAATTGCTAAAAATATAAATCCGTTTTTTAATAAAAAATGATATAAGAATATACATTTATATATATAAGAAAATATGACAGACATTTATTTTTCAAAATATAGAATTTCAACAATTACTTGTAATGCTAATATAGGATGTTCGATTAATATCAATTTAGGAATATTATTTGATAATATTATTGTATCAGATACACCCGAAGTAGATAATTCGTTGGTGTGGGCACAGTTTATGAAAGATGGAACAGATGTATCAAAAGGTGTATATCCAAAAAAGAGAAGGAAAAGTAAAAAAGATAAAATGAAAAAAAACAGATTTGATAATCAGGTAACTGTTATTTATAGATTTAGAGAGAAATATATACCTAATGTAAAAATTTTCAAAAATGGTAATATTCAACTTACTGGAATTAAAAGTGTTGAAGATACTGAAATAATTGTTAATACCATTATTGATAATATCAAAGAAATATATAATAATATTGACAAAAATATTATTATTAATGTTCAAGAAGATTATGTTTTGGATTTAAAATATCAAAACTTTAAAATTAGAATGATTAATACAGACTTTAAGGTTTATACAGACCCTGAACTTACTAAAGGATTTGAAGTAAAAAGAAGAGAAATACATAAATTATTCATAGGAGATGAATATAATAATAAATGTTCATTTCAGCCTGGTATTTATCAAGGCGTCAAATTAGAATATTTCTGGAATGAATGTAATAATAAAAAAAACGGGATATGTTCGTGTCCAAAAAATTGTTATGGAAAAGGAACAGGAAAAAGCATTGATGATTGTAAAAAAGTTACTGGTGCGTTATTTGAAAGCGGAAGTGTGTTAATAACAGGAGGTGTTACATTCGAACAAGTCGATGAAACATACAAATATATATGCGATTTTTTAAGAAAACATAAAGATGTTATTAAAAAACCTCATCCTAGTGCTTTACTATTAGTATGACAAAATATGTTATAATTATCTTCATTATTAGAAACGCTATCTTCTTCCGTATATTTTTTAAACATACTCGTTACAACAGTATTATTTCCTGGTCTATTAAATGATGGTATATGATGACTAGCATAAAATTGTCCGCTAAAATCAACAGCATCTGGAAAAACAGAAGGTTGTTTATAATTATTACCCCACGGTTTTTTATCAAATAGTACTTCTCCTGTATATAGTCCAGCGTTTTTAGGAGGTACTGGAACTCCAACATTTGGAGCATAGTTTAACTCTGCGTATTCTAATTCTTTTTTCATTATTCTATATAGAATGAGGATATTAATATGTTATAATATTAGATTTATTTCGTGTAAATAATCTTTTTATTTTAGAAATGTATTATTATGTTCTAGATATATAAAATAAAACTATATTATTAGGTTGTATTATTTAAGAACCTTGTAAATATTTTGATTATAAATGTATTCATTATCAATAACAGTGGTGATTTTTTTCATTACATAAAATGATAAAAATTATTCTTAATTATAAATGTATTGAGAAGATATTAAACATTTGTCAATAAGATAATTGAAATTAATATAATATAATATTTTTTGAACTTTATTTTAAAGATGTTGAATATACACAAATAAATATTTAAAAATTGATATTTTGTAATTATTTTGTTGAACAAAATTACAAATGATAGATGATAATAATAAGAAAGGTATAAATTCTTCAATTATGGGTAAAAAATATGAATTGCAAATTTATAAAATTGTTAAAATGTGTAAAATGAACGGAAACTCTTTTAATAATCAAAAAGAAAATGAATTAGGCGGATGCTGTTCTAAAAATGATATAGAATGTAATATGATTTGTAAAGGAGATATTCCTATAGAAATAAAAAAATATAAAACACCCGATTGGATGCAATGTAGTTTAAAATACGACGATGTTAATAAAAAATGGGTCGGCAGTACAAAAAATAAAATACCTGATAAATCTAAAGAGACTTTTGAAAATATAATATCGAATAATTTATTATTTAATGGAAATATACCAGTATTTATGAAGAATGGATTAAAATAAAGAATTAAACTGATATTTATAATGATATATATATTGATTGCCCAAGCGATACTATTAAAAAACTATAAATATATTCAAATATCTGATAAAGGATTGTATCATTTAGGAAACGATACATGCGATTTCAAAGTTCCGGAATTTGAATGCGAACAACGATTAAGAATAAGAACAAAAATACATACTAAAAAAAATAATAATGGATATTGTGTATTATCTGTTATTGTTGCATGTCAGCCAAAAAATATTAAAAAATTAAAAGAAAGTAATTATAGTTTAGATGATAAACTTAAACTACCGGATAATTTAGAATATTGCTATATCAATTAGATATAATAATAATTTCTGAAGACTTCTTTTTAGCATTCATGCTATAAGACCATTTAACATCTATGATAATATAGTCTTTATATAGACTTCTTATGTATTCGCAATTATTATATGCTAATACCCAATTTTTATTTTTATTTAATATATCAAATAGTAAATCATGATTAAATCCTTCGTGCATATCTCCATTATTACCATATAATTTTGAGTTTTTTTCTAAAAAGTATGGTGGGTCTAAAAACATTATAGACTTTTCATATTTTTTATCATTTATAAATTCTACAAAGTCTTCATTATATATATTAATATTCGTAAAGTCCATAGATTCAATTCTATTTATAGATGATTCCGTAAATCTTTTTTTACTTGCTTCACTTGAAAATCCTCCCGATAATGTAGACCCATTAAAAGAACATCTATTTATAATAAAATATTGAATAGATTGTTGTAGTATATTGTCAGTTATACTCATAATAGTATTCCTATAATCAATAAATTGTTCTTTAGAAACAGACTGGACTTTTCTAAGTTCATCACATAATATTTTTTTATTATCTTTAACCTGTTTCCAAAAACTATATAATGGTTTAAATTTATCATTAACAATTAATCTAATATTATACTTGTTTTGTAAATAAAACTCAAATGAACCTCCTCCAAAAAAGGGAGAAATTATAGTATCTATATTATTAATGTTAAAATGTTCTAATATAGCTTCATCAAATAACTTACAAGCTCTGGTTTTTCCCCAGGATATCTTAATGGAGATATTTTTTTAGTTTTAATCATTTTATGTTATTAACAATATAACATATATCAATTTTTAAACGAGTACATAATCTTATATTTTTATAACTTTCAAACTTTTCTATATATTCTTGAAATAAATAAATTATGTACTCATTTCATTTGTTAGCATTCTTTATAACTATTTTTGCAAAACTTTAAGAATACCATTTGAGTACATAATTAATTAATTCTATAACTTTTAAACTTTTCTATAATATTCTTAAAATAAAAAGATTATGTACTCATTTTATTTGTTATCATTCTTTATAAC